CCGGAGGCGAGCGATGAGGATTGATCCCTCTCACGAGTACATCTTCGGCGCCACGGGCGCGAAGCGTTGGCTCTCTAGGCCCAGGGTGCAGCGCGCCAACGCCGTGCTGCCTCGGACCATGGAGCCCGACCCGAGGCGCCTGTCACGCGAGGACTTCGTCTGGGCGGACGAGCCCGCCGCTCTCCGACTGAAGGAGCGTCTCCAGGAGCAGCTCAACAAGGAGTTCCCGGTGGACACTCTCCCCTCGGGCTTCTGCGGGCCGAGTGGCGTGCCGGACAACTACGACGTGCTCCGCAACGTGTCGGGCATCGGCATGGACCCGCTGCCGATCCCGCTCACGTCGAACGACAGCTTCGTCGAGTCCGCTGGCGTAGCCGACAAGATCAGGCCTCTCGACCGGCCCTGGCTGGCCGAGCTCGTGAGGCTCTTCTTCGGGGGCGCCACCCCGACGGACCTGCACATCAGAAAGGCCGCGAGCTTCTCCTTCCCGTACTTCGCGACTGACAACACGTACAAGAAGTTGGCGGTCCTCAAAGCATTGCGCAACCCGGACGACTTCCTCCGGTCCATGACGGGGGGCACGTCGGACCTCGACGACGGGCTGAATGACTATCACGCCATCCTGCTCTACGCCATTCATGAGCGTCAGCAGGCCAACCGCATCGTCAGGGCGAAGGACGGGTCGTACTCGTCTCGCCCGCGCACCGCGCCCACCGAGGAAGAGGCGAGGCAGGGCAAGTATCTCGGCAAGACGACCGCCGACATGCGCGCCCGGCGGGCGGACGGCACGGTGATCGAAGGCCACTTCTGCATGAGGCGAAGAGACGTCTTCGGTGGTAACGGGGTCGTCAACTACTTCCTGTCCGCCTTCTTCGGCGCCTACAGGTCGGTCTACCTCGAGCGGTTCAAGTTCACGTACAAGACGCGAGGCTCGGCCGATAAGGCCGAGCGAGTCTCTCGGTTCAAGCACGTGATCGGCTCGGACGTCAAGACGATGGACAAGCTCATACCGCGCTGGTTCCTGAAGGAGGTCTGCGACCTGTTGCCGGCATACATGGACGAGCGCGTCGTCGAGCTCGTTCGACGTGCGTACCAAGCGCCGTTCGTCTGTCCCCCGCCGTGGGCCAAGACGCCGGACTCGTACAACCCGGTGTTCGGGGGGGATCCGCGGGATCCGAAATCCTTCGCGAACCACCCGGGTCTGCCGTCAGGCATCGCGATCAATCCGGACTGGGGCAAGCTGTGGATGACCTTCGTTTACAGCGTCCTCTATCGTGACGTCGGTGCTCTGCACTCGCCCTCGCAGCTTGAGGCGTTCTTGCAGGGCAGAAACCCTGACCACGCTCTGATGGACATGAGCGACGACGCTGTCTTCATGACGAACATCGACCGTGTCGCCTCCGCTCTGCTCAAGCCCTCGTCACCCTACGCCATCCTCGAGGTCGAGACGCCCGTTATCTTTCTCGGCGACGTCTTCACCTCACTCCCGGACGGCAGGAAGGAGGCGTACCCGAACCCGGTGACCTTCTTCGCGAACATGTTGTGTCGCGAGGACAGCATCGACAGGGCCGGTCCGGTGCCGTACGCGCGCGGCTACTTGGCCAGGCTGCAAGTGTATCAGCGCATGCCCACCTTCCGAGACGCCCTGCGCATCTTGGAGACCACGTGTCGTGCCGAGCTCGGCTTCAACCCGACCTTGCTCGCCCAACAGCTCGCCGTCCACGAGCCGTTGAGCGAGATCGACGCGATGGTTCGCGCGAACCCGGCCGTGATCCATTACAAGGTGGATCCCTCCACCGTCAGCAAGGAGCTACTCGACGAGATTGTCGCGACCATACCTCACACCGATTTCTTCAGCAACCTCAGGCCGCTTTACAAAGTGCCTGTTCAATAGGTGAACAATGACCAAGATTAACGCAACAATGGGCGAGCCGCCCACCAACGGCCTCGTAGGCGCGATGGCTGACGCTCTCTCCTCCGTCAGGGACGCGATCATCACCTCCGCCGCGCACGAGTACGTCGGCTTCATGGGCTCCGAGTACTTCTCGATCGACCCGGACGCCGCCGGCTCGGGCTTCGTCATCGAGACGAGGAAGCCAGACGGCCCGTTCGACGCGCCCGTGGTCGGCCGCGGGTCGGGGCGCGTGGCAGGGAACGCCTTCACGCTGCCGCTCAATCCCCCCCTGCTCCTCAATCCCGGCCTGGTCCTCATTTCCGGCAAGACGTCCGCCGGCAAGACCTCACTCGTGCGGGCGCTCCGTCGAGCCGTGCCCGGGTTGATCAAGCTCAACGCCGTCGAGCCGTTCGACGAGGCCAGGGAAGCGGCCGCCGAGCACTTCCACTCCGCCGACTTGGCTCTCGCGCACGCCATCGCGCGGCAGATGGCCAGGCCGGACCGGCTCCCGGTGATCGATTCGCTGCGCGGCGTGCTCTTCGAGCTCACCGGCGCCGCGTCGTCGAAAGGCATGACGGCGCGATTCTTCACCATGCTCACGCGCGTGTCGAATTCGCTCGCCGCGGGGGGTCGCACGATCGTCGCGACGGTGAACCCGATGAACTCTGACGCGGACGTGACGGCCGAGTTTCTGGACAAGCTGTCGGCCGCTACCTCGTCCCTGATCATCGTCGAGTCGCGCACCGGCGACGCCGATGAGGCCGCGACATTCAGCGGCTACGCGATGCAACGGCCACTTCGCAAGAAGGTGCCGTTCACCTTCTCGTTGAGGGACGGGGCGATCGCCCCTGCTCCGATCGAGTACACCTTCGAAGTCCCCGAGGACGACGGCCCCCCCGTGGCCATCAGCCGCACATCCATGAACGCTCTGCAAAAGGTCTAAACCATGAACTTCAGCCCCACTCAGTCTCCCGTCCTCCGCGACCTCCTGCTCAGTCAGTCCGAGCTCGTTCGCGCCTTCGCGGTCGACCCGACCGTGTCCGCCGACGTCTCGGGCATCACCGGCTTCCACAAGCCGACCGACGTGCTCGTTTCGCGCTGGTTCCCGGGCTATCGCGTTGCGATCCTCTCGGGCCCGGACGCGGAGGAAGCGCTCGCCCTGCTCCTCGCCGAGGCCCTCGCAGGCGAGGGCGCCCTGGAGGAGTTCCGCATGCTCCTCAGCTCGCCAGCGATGACGACTCGCGTCGTAGCCGAGCTCTTTCCCCGCGCCAACCAGGCGCTGCCCACCCGCGATTACCTCGTCTCGGAGGCCTTCGTGCACGAGACGGTGACCCGCGCGATGGGCGCTGGCGCGCAGGAGTCGTTGATCGACGCCTTCTCGTACGTGATCGTGCGTGTGTTAACGTCGGGCCCGCTCAACATGGTCCAGGTGTCTGAGGAGAAACGCCTCGTCGGCATCGCTCGGTCCTTCGCGCTCGGCTACGAGGAGATCAGGCGCCTCATGCTGATCGACGCGCTGCGCGGCGTGTTCTCCGACTCGCGCATCGCCGAGGTCGGACGCGCGCTGGACAGTAAGTGCACGCCGCAGGTGCTCGCCGACGTGCTCGCGCGGATGTTCCGCCAGATCTCGCACGTCAGCCCCGAGATCCAGCTGCGCCTCCAGCAGATCGACGTCGCACTCGGCTGCGTCCGCACCTGGCTGCGGTCCCCCGAGGACACGCCGCTCGCCCTGCGCGCGCACGGGCCGCTCATCAACCTCGCGTCTGTCGCCAACTTCATGGCGATGGCAGTCCTCGAGTCGCCGATCGAGCTGGCCTCGCCCGCGTCGGTCGAGGAACGCAAGGACGCGTGCACGGCCGTGCTGTCCACCATCCAGTCGTCTCCGTCCGTCGAGATGATGTCGTTGGCTGGCTTCTCCGAGCTGGTCGGCTGCGTTCCCGTGACCACCGCGGATGGCACGCGCCGGGGCGCGGTCCTCTACGGGTACCACGGGCAGACCGCGAGGTTCGACGTCGTGGATGTGCGCAAGCAAGGCGGAGGCCGCACCGAGCTGGCCCTGCTCTCGCCCGAGTACGCTCGGCTCTCGACAATCTCGTCGGTGGTGAACACCACCGTCGGCTCGATCGACGCGCTCACGTCTCTCGTGAACATCGTCGCGGACGAAATCGCGCGCGAGGACAGGCCGCAGGGCGGCACCGAGACGTCGCCCTACGTCGTGATGTTCAACGTGCCGTCCTTCGACGCGCTGGTCATCGCGATGCACAGGGCGGATACGGTCGCGCTCGCCCGCACGGACCTCGGCGGTGACGTTCCGGGCCCCGTGCGGCTGATCCTGGGCTGCTCGAAAGCGAGTCAGTGGCGCAGCCGCGCCTTCGCGGCAACCCCCGAGGTCGTCTTCCTCGACGATCCTTACGCCGTGCTGCTCTACACGTCGGCCGAGCAGATGGTCGAGCCGCGGCCGCTCCCGTCGCGCGCGCAGACCATCGGCGCCGTCGTCGGGCGCGACATGGTCTACCTCGGCGACACCATCACCGAGCTGCTCAATCCGTCGGTTCAGCGCGCGTTCAACGTCGACATCCCCGTCTTCCGGGGCACGGCGGAGCCGATCACGCTGAAGCTGTCGATTGGGCTGATCAGTCACCTGCTCGGGTGGGACAAGGCGAAGGGCGTTCGTGCCCGCGGCGACTCCTTCTACGCCGGCGTCATGGAGCCTGGCGTCGACCCGGCCATGAAGCTGCTCTTCGACGTCGCGCTCGGGTACTCGAACTCGACCGACAAGCTGCTCGCGGACCGCGCGAAGTCGTGGCTCGTCGAATACCTCGCGCCGCTCGTCACGCACCCCGCGGTGCAGGGCGCTGCGGAGCGCGCTCTCAACGAGGCGGTGATCGAGGCGAGGCTCGACCTGCGCACGATCCAGAGCTCCTACAAGGAGACGGTCGTGCGGGCGTGCTTCGGCACGGTGCTCTCGGTGTTCGCGCGCTTCAACAAGCTTGACCCGTCGCGCGTCGCCGAGCTCATCACCGTCGTGCCGGTATCCGGAATCTCCGTGAGGGCGCAAGTCGCTCTGGCTTCGATGCCGGTCACGTTGCCGACGATCGTCGACCGCTGACGCGGCACGACGAGGGGACTGGCAAGCGATTAAAGCCGCCAATCCCTCAATAACCAGGGGCGCCCCCGAAAGGG